GGGAATTCGAAGATTCCGTCGATCACGATGACCCATTCTATATCTGGCCTCAGAACGAGGTACAGGGACAGATAAGTCAGTACGTGAATACACGGACAACGATGCACCTTCCTTCTAAATTCCATGCTGAGATTGAGTTTAATTTCAATTATTCTCAATACCAGATAGAGAATGCTCTATTGTATAGTGTCCACGATGCTCTGGGGATTAACCTTAATCCCCGGATCTTGTGGAACGCTATACCCTGGTCGTTTGTCGTAGACTGGGTCATCGGCGTAGGCCGATGGCTAGACCACTTCAAACTAACCAACATGGAACCGAAGATAAACATACGGCGGTACCTCTGGAGTATCAAAAGAGAACGTCGGATATACGTGACGCGTAATGCAAATCATTACGCCAACTCGTATCCGGGTCACTCAGGATATCCCCAAGAGGCACCGATCCCAGTAGTCATTGAACAGTCTTACCGACGGAACAATGGCTACCCGAGATACAGTTCGCTAACAGCGAACGGGTTAGACTCGAAAGAGGTAACCCTCGGCGCCGCGCTAGTGATAGCACGACGCGGTCGCAGATAGAAAACAACGTCCGTAAGGACAACACCGAGGGATGTTTATCCCTCAGAAAACAAGCATGCTAAGTAACACGCTCGTAACAAATGAAGTAAAGAACTCTGCAGGGACTGAGGTTGAATTCAGTCGCCTGGAGAGCGTCGGCCGTCGTACAGTGTTCGCACCCGCGAACGAAGTACCCTCCCTTCCACACCGGTTGACGATAAGTCACCAGGAGTCAGGGGTAGGAATGAAGCAGCGTCGTCGATCCATGGTAAGGTTTGATAAAACTACCTTATCTGGGGTTGATTCCGTTACACCCATTACTACGTCCGCATATATCGTACTCGATCACCCAGTTGGTGCTTCGAGTAGTAATGCGGAAGCTGCCAATGTCATCGCGGAGTTGTTGTCGTTCTGCGCCTCACTAGGCGCAAGTACGACTATTCTCTATGATGGCACCGGCAACGGAGCCGTAACTCTGCTTACCGGAGGACTTTAACTCACTTCGTCTGGAGAAATCCAGAAGAAGCGAGCATCCTCCCGCGGGATATCCCCGCTAGCGTAGCCGAGTTGTTCTCTTGCCCTCGCATAATATTTCCTGCTATCGATTTCCTCAAAAAGGCATTCGGTAGCTTGCGATAGTATAAGGGCAGGATCTTTACCCAGTTCGCAGCAGACTTTACTAAAGTTAAGTACTGCTGTATTCCAGTCAACAATTTGATCTGGCTCTGGACACGTTGAGTTTGTCTTAATTGACTTACTTGATTTGTTCATTTGCTTTGTCTTTGTTTACTGGTTTGATGTTGTGCTAGTTCACGAGTGACCAAAGGTTGTCCTCACCGGCGATATGCAAACGTGGTCTACCGTCTCTTAAGACGATAGATACTTTACATATTCTAACCGGAGAGAATTCTCCTAAGGTCAGCCCGAGATCTACCATCCCATTGGGGTCTATCGGTACACATACATTGGCTAAGGCTGTTAAAGGCCTTAGTACCGTTTGTAGTGGTGTATCAAAACCCGGTTGAGATGATGTTTTTCGATTCATTGTCTCTTCCTACTGTGTAGAGTTCGTTTGATCGGATCATGACGAGTGTGTGCATGCTCTAGGAGGAATACCAATTATGGATTCCAATAAGAGCCTAGATGAATTAGAACTCATCGCTGCACTTCTTCATGACGTCTCAAACGCTCATGGATTGGTGTTCAACACACGTGCCTCGAAGTTAACCTTTAGTAAGGTCGCTAAGAGAACACGAATGGAAGGGTTTAGTTTTCTCGCGAAAACTATGCCTAATCTGGGACGAGCCTTTGATAAGGCTCTGTCAGAAGCTGCTCCGCTGAACTCTATCTCACTGGGATTTAAACCCCAGGTTGGTAGTAAACTCCCCAAGTTTTTGGGTGAATTATTCAACGAAGTTCTTCGACCAGACGGGCTGCCCCTTCCACATCCGTGCGCTCAATGCGTTAAGGCAATACGGGATGTCTTGTACTGTTTTTCAAAGTACAAACTCCCATATTCAGATGAACAAGAACAAGCAGTCGTATCCCAGTTTACCAAAACTGAGGACGACCTCAAGACCCTGTCACCGCTCCTTCAAGCAATTGAGGCGAGTGTTGACAATAGCACTTCCGTTTATCGTAGCCCTACTAAAAGGACTGCGCAAATAGAAGTTGCTCGCGAAGCTAGACGGCTCCTCACGGAGCTATTCAGCTTATTTGACCCCAAAGACATATTCCCTCGTCACGGCCCAGGGGCTGTTGCTACCAAGCAAAAGCTTCATGAGAAGTACGAGTGGGTTAATGTCTCGGCGAAGATCGCCTCAGTGTATCCGGTTGATGAGTTTTATTTCGTCAACCTTTCACACTTATGCGATCGGCTTGATTCCTTTAAAGGAATCACCGATCGTGACCTTCCGGCCAAGGTAATACTTGTCCCTAAGGACTCGCGCGGGCCCCGCCTTATCTCTGCTGAACCAGTGGACTTCCAATGGATTCAGCAAGGACTCGGTGGAGCCATCGTCAAGCTAGTGGAAGAACA